GAAAGCCGGTTATTTCATCAGGGCTCTCGGGCCTATTGCGTGGTTACACACAGGGGCCCTTAGCTCGTGTTTCACGTGAAACACAAGAACCTGTTGGCATGTTCCGTGGGGGTGGCATGGGCCGTTTTGTGCCAGAGCTTGATTTTTCAAATGTGCAGGTTGACCCATCTGCGCTACCCGCTTACGCACTTCCTGCTCAAGCTGCGGAGGCTCTCGCAGCACAGCAGGCAGCACAAGCAACCCCTGCTGCAGCGCCAGCGATGCCTACGACACAAGATTTAATAGCCCAACAAAGGGCACTGGAACAGGCGGCGGCATTCCAAAACCCAGAGGGTCTGCCAGAGCAAACCATTTATGGCACGTCTCCTGATCAAACGTTTACGCCGGGTATGTATCTACAGGAAGGCAGCGATGTTTTGATATCGCCCACCGGTCCTGCAACAACACCGTTTGACACTAGCCAACTTGTCACGGCCCCCGGACAAACACCGGACGAGCCGGGTATGTTGGGTGGGGGCGTTACAACGGTGGATACGACGCCGGTTGACACTGCTCCAGTGGACACCGCCCCAGTAGACACGACACCCGTCCAGACGACGCCGGTAGACAGCACCCCAGTTCAAACGACCCCAGTTCAAACGACGCCCGTCCAGACAACTCCGGTAAACACCACCCCGGTGTCTACACAACCGACAGGGCCTGTTTATTTACCGCCTGCTGAAACAGACCCCGTCCAAGCGGGTCCTACCGCAGCGGAAGTGCTTGCAGCAGAGCAGGCGGCTAGAGATCTTGCCGCTGCTGAAGAGGCAGAGCGTTTACGAATTGCACAAGAAGAAGCAGACCGTGTTGCAGCCGAGCAAGAAGCTATTCGAATAGCAAACGAACAAGCAGCAGCAGAGCTACTTGCCCAGCAAGAAGCTGCTCGTATTGCTCAAGAACAGGCTGCCGCAGAAGAAGCACAAAGGCTTGCTGCAGAAACGTTAGCTGCTCAACAAGCAGCGGAAGAGGCCGAGCGTATCCGCTTGGCAGAAGAAGAAGCTCAACGGATCGCAGCAGAGCAAGCTGCCGCCGACGCGTTCGCCGCACAAGCTCTTGCAGATGAGCAAGCCGCTCTCGAAGCTTTGGCGCAAAGACAAGCCGCTGAAGAAGCAGCGGCTCTTGCCGCAGAACAAGAGGCTCTTGCTGCCGCAGAAGCAGAGCGTATCGCTGCTGCCCAGTTAGCCGCAGAGCAACTAGCTGCTCAACAGGCTGCACAAATGGCAGCCGATCAAGAAGCGGCAGCCCAGTTACAACGCGCAGAACAACTTGCAGCCCAACAGGAAGCAGATCGTCTAGCGATGGAAGCGCAACTTGCGGCTACTCCTGACCCCGATCCGATCTACGACGCACCGACGCAAGGTGAACTTTTACAGGCTGCTGAAACAGCACAGGCTGCCACAGGAGACTTGTTTACAACACCGTCTCAAACCGGAACCGCGATTGACCGCAGCATGTATGGTCAGGTTGTTGACCCCGTCACGACCACGACCACGACAGCAGACCCGGCGACCACTGCACCGGCACAACAAGATCCGATGCAGCAAAACCAGACGCCTGCGGTGATCACAGAAGCAAGCGACGGCACTCTACATCCTACGCCTGCTGCTGCCGCTGCGTACGAACAACAACTTGCTGCCAAGCAACAAGCACAACAACGAGCGCAAGAGAGCGCCCAGAACTTTGCAGGCATACAATCGTTACTCGGGAAAGTCGATCTCGACGTGGGGGATCAAATATCTTCGTACACCAGCGGATACCCCAGCAGTCAGGGCATGGAAATCAAACGCACCTACATGCCTTTTGAAGGCACGGAAGAAGAGCGTGCAACGGGTTACACAATGCCTATCTACAAGCCGGTGGCTCAACAATCAATGCCGTCGTTGTTCAGAACGCGCGACGTCACAAGCGGCGTAAACACAGATGCATTTACTGCCGGATCAGCGGCACCGGGTCCTGATTCTGGTATTGTGAATACCGGCGTACAGGGCACGGCCCCCGGAACATTTGGTTTAGAATCCAACGAGATGTACCAATGTCCCAATGGATACGTGCTTTCTTTCGAGAACGGAAATCCAATATGTAACTTAGTCGGCGGTGGCGGCCCCGGTAAAAAACGACAGGTGCCACCAGAGGTCATCGATATCACAGGTGGTATGCGATACGGCGGTGAGGTAGGCTTGAATCGAGGCATTGGAAGCTTTGGAGCTTAAATATGGCAAATGGTGATACCCCACCTGTTTCGTTGATGGATCGTCAAGGGCTGGATCTTGACATCGAAGACTTGCAGGCCGTCGAGGTAGAAGCCCTACCGGGCGATCTACTTACAAACGTAGAGATTGAAGGCATCGAAATCGTTCAAGAAGACGATGGCGGTGCGACTTTGGACTTTGATCCGTTCCGCAACCGTGAACGAGAAGATGATTTTTACGACAATCTTGCGGAGTTTTTGCCTGATTCGGTGCTTGCTCAAGTTTCTAACGAGCTTATGGAGCAGTACAGCGCGAACCGTGCGTCACGACAAGATTGGGAAGACGCTTATTCCAAGGGCCTTGAGCTTTTGGGCTTTAATTACGAAGAGCGTACGGAGCCTTTCCGGGGCGCTACTGGCGTAACGCATCCCCTTTTGGCAGAAGCGGCGGTTCAGTTCCAAGCGCAAGCGTTCAATGAGCTTTTGCCTGCGGACGGCCCAGTACGAACCACGGTCCTTGGCTCACAGACCACGGACAAGATGGATCAAGCCAAGCGTGTTCAAGACTTTATGAACTACTACATCACCAATGTGATGGAGGAATACACGCCAGAGTTCGACCAAATGCTGTTCTATTTGCCCTTGGCGGGCTCTACGTTCAAAAAAGTGTACTTCGATGACGCTTTAGGGCGGCCAGTTTGTAAATTTATACCGGCAGAACACCTTGTGGTGCCGTATGAGAGCAACGATCTGGAGACATGTCCGAACATTACGCACGTCGTTCGCATGTCTTTGAACGATTTGCGTAAACAACAGGTCAGTGGCTTCTATCGAGACATCAAAGTACTGCCTTCGCAGCCAGATTCGACCAGTGTCAGCGACGAAATAGACTATATTGACGGCACTCGGGCCTCTGGGGTCGACTATGATTGCACTTTGTTGGAATGCCACGTCGATTTAGACCTCGAGGGGTACGAAGATACGGACGAAAACGGCGAAATGACCGGAATCAAGGTGCCGTATGTCGTTACGATCAGTGAAGACAACGGAAAAGTGTTGGCAATCCGACGAAATTACCGCGAAGACGACCCTTTGACGTCAAAAATTCAGTATTTTGTCCATTATAAGTTTTTGCCCGGCTTCGGTTTTTACGGAATGGGGCTGATTCACACGATTGGTGGCCTTTCTCGTACTGCGACAGCAGCTTTACGTCAATTAATCGACGCAGGAACGCTTTCTAACCTGCCTGCGGGCTTCAAAGCCCGTGGTTTGAGGATCAGAGACGACGAAGATCCTTTACAACCGGGTGAATTCAGAGATGTAGACGCTCCGGGTGGTCAAATACGCGATTCTTTGATGCCTTTGCCTTTCAAAGGCCCTGACGGCACGTTATTTCAGCTTTTGGGCTTTGTAGTTCAAGCCGCTCAACGTTTTGCCACGATTACCGATATGAAGATAGGCGATGGCAACCAATCTGCCGCAGTTGGCACGACGATTGCTATGATTGAGCAAGGTGCCCGCGTGATGAGCGCGATCCATAAACGCCTTCACTACGCTATGAAGGTGGAATTTAGGATTTTGGCGCGTGTAATGAACGAAAGCCTACCTAATGTGTACCCGTACGCCGTTGCGGGGGCAGATCAGGCGGTCAAAGCAAGAGATTTCGATGAACGTGTAGACGTATTACCCGTTTCTGACCCAAACATCTTTTCGCAAAGCCAGCGAATCGCTTTAGCTCAAACAGAGCTACAAATGGCTATGCAAGCGCCGCAGATCCACAACATGCCGCAGGTATATCGTCGGGTTTATGACGCTATGGGTGTCAAAAACGTAGACCAAATTTTGAATGCTGAAGTTTCGGACGAAATGCGTCCGAAAGACCCTGCGCAGGAGAATATGGACGCGCTCGAGAACGTGTCTCTAGAGGCGTTTAAGGGCCAAGACCATATGGCCCACATACAGGCCCACCTTTTGTTTGTAACGGGCGGTGTGGCTGCTACGTTGCCGCAGGTAGTGCTTGCGATACAGAAGCACATATTGAACCACATCCAGTTGATGGCGGAAGAACAGGCCGAAGCTGCTTTTGCACAGCAGAATCCAAACGTTGCTCTAGCAGATCCGTCGAACAATGCGCCATATCAATCGATGGTGGCGCAGTTTGTGGCACAGGGCATGCAGCAGGTCGTTCAATTAGGTCAACAGATTCAGCAGGCGGGACAACCGCAGGAGCAGGCGGGACCTGATCCATTGATTGCTTTGAAAGAGCAAGAACTGCAACTCAAGGCCCAGCAAGAACAGAACGATGTTGCGGAGGAGCAGGCCAAGCTGCAACTGGAGCGTGAGAAACTTGCGCAACGTGAAGCAAACTTCCAGCAAAGGCTGGCAAGCCAAGAGGCCCAAACGCAAGCTCGCATCCAAGCGGGTATCGAACGGGAACTATTGAAACAGAGAGGTGACGCATGAGAACAGTCAAAGTCAATGGCGTAAAGCCAAAAGAGCCGCCAACGCCTGTTGCGAAGGCAGAAATCGAAGGCCAAGGCAGTATTCCATACGCTGTGGCTACCGAAGAGGCTACCCCTAACACTATGACAGCCAAAATTACACGCGGTAAAAAGCGTGGGATGGGCGCTGCCCTTCGTGGTGGACGCTTTACAATCGCATAAAAAGCGATAGTATCGGACTTACTCGGAGAGTAAACGACAAGGAAAGCCCTTGAACGATCTAGATGTTGTGCAATTTGTGCAACAAACATTAAAAGGTCGCAAAGCCCAAATTCAAGAACTCATGTGTGAAGGCGGGATTAAAGATATGGAACATTACAGAGAGTGCATGGGTGAAATCAGAGCGTGTGATTACGTTTTGGTGGAACTTTCTGAAATGCTAGAAAAACAGGAACAAAGAAATGCCTGATTCGAATGAAGCACTAGATGTGTCTGAGTGCTACGTCGCAGAAGAAAAACGGGTTTTAGACCCGTCCCTAATGGATAAAGAACTTATCGAACGCCTACCACAACCAACAGGTTGGCGTATTTTAATCATGCCTTTCCGCCCACCCGAAAAGAGTGATGGCGGTATTTTGCTTGCTCCAAAAACCCTAGAAGAAGACGTAATACAGACTCAGGTCGGTTACGTGTTGAAAGCTGGGCCGCTCGCGTACAAAGACAAAGAGCGTTACCCGACAGGGGAATGGTGCAAAGAAGGCGATTGGGTGATTTTTGCCCGATACGCTGGATCTCGTTTCCGTCTCAACGGCGATAAAAAAGCTGCTTTTGGCAGCGAAGTTCGCATGCTGAACGATGACGAGGTGTTGGGCACGATTTTAGACCCGAAAGACATTTATCACGGTTAGGAGTTAAAAAATGGCAGAGTCAAGCCCTGCGCACGAGCCGGATGACGGACAGATTAATCTGGAGTTCGACGAAGAAGCGCAAGAGATTGTATTAGACGACGATTCAAAACAAGCTGCAGAAGCGCCAGAGGCGGTTGAATCTGAAACCGAATCGGTAGACGAGCACGAGCAGTATGGCAAATCGGTGCAAAAACGCATCAATCAGCTTACAAAACGTGCCCGAGAGGCTGAAAGAGAGCGCGAAGAGGCGGTTAAATACGCCCAAGCAATCCAGCAAGAGAACCAGAGCGTAAAGCAGCGACTGCATAACCTCGATAAAAACTACATCGACGAGTACGGTAATCGTGTTTCGTCGGAGCAACAGCGGGCTAAAGACGAACTTAAAACCGCTATCGAAACCGGGGACACTGATCGCCAACTTGCCGCGCAAGAAAAGATTTCCCAACTGGCGGTGGCTGCAGATCGACACGCCCAAGCGCGTGCTCAACGAGAGGTACAGGCCGCACAGTTCCAACAAGAGGTGCAGCAGCCTGTTTACCAGCCTGCGCCTCAAACGCAAAGACCAGATCCCAGAGCGGAAGATTGGGCAGAAAACAATTCTTGGTTTGGCCAAGATTCTGCGATGACTTTCGCCGCATTCGGTATTCACAAAGAGTTGATCCAAGAGAAAGGCATGGACGGCACTAGCGACGAATACTATGATGCGTTAGATTCCGAGATGCGAAAGGCGTTTCCTCACAAGTTTTCGGACGGTGAAGAAGAAGTTTCGCAAACACGCCGGACTACACAAACTGTAGCCGGGGTATCTCGTCCGTCGAAAGGCGGGCGCGGCAAAAAGGTTAGACTCTCCCCTAGCCAAGTAACTATTGCCAAACGATTGGGAGTGCCGCTTGAAGAATATGCGAAGTACGTGAAGGAGTAGACATGGTAGATTCAAACGAAAAAGAAATTGAAGCGATCAAGAAAACTTCCCGCGCAAAATCATCGAGGGCTGCGACTGCACAACGCAAGCCGTGGTCCCCTAAGTCAAATTTAGATGCTCCACCCGCGCCTGCAGGGTTTAAACATCGCTGGATACGTGCCGAAACTCGTGGCTTTGATGACACAAGTAACATCAGCGCACGTCTTCGAGAGGGCTACGAGTTAGTCCGACGCGATGAGTACCCGGACTTTGAGGCACCTGCTATTGAATCGGGTAAGTATGAAGGAGTGTTTGGAGTTGGCGGATTGCTTCTAGCTAGGATTCCGTTAGAAACGGTGTCGGAACGAACCGATTACTTCAACAGGAAGCATGCGGATCAAGTCGAAGCCGTTGAAACTGATGTCCTACGAGAGAATGCACATTCAACTATGCGCATTGGCAAACCTGAACGCCAATCGCGTGTTACTTTTGGTGGTCCTCGTAATCAGTAAGGTATTAGGAGACTTTTTATGGCAAATCAGGAAACCGCGTACGGTCTACGTCCAATCGGACTCGTAGGTAGTGCCGTCAATTCTACTGGTGTTACGAAGTACGAAATTGCTTCTGACAACACCAATGCCATTTTCCAGTACAGCATCGTGATCCCGCTTGCTGCGGGCGTGATCGATCAAGCTGGAGACACTGCAGGCGGCACAACCGCTGCTCTGGGTGTTTTGGTAGGTGTAGAATATGTCGACTCGACTTCGAAGAAGACTGTATTTAGCAACTATTGGCCCGGATCAAACAACGTAAGTGTTGACACTAATTTCCCTGTCAAAGCTTTAGTTGCAGATAATCCGATGCAAACTTTCCAAGTCGCAAGCGACGCTTCACTTACCGATCGTGCTACTGCACTGGCCGGTGTGTTTGCAAACGCAAGCCTTGGTACGTCTGCTCGTACGGGCTCTACTAACACGGGTCGTTCTAACTCGGCTTTGAGTGTTTCATCTATCGCTACAACTGCTACTCTGCCGTTGAAGATCATGGGCCTCGTCGATGACGATGCTAATAGTGACTTCACTGCAGCAGGTATTGGTTTGATTGTACGCATAAATGCACACTACAATTCGACTAACGCTCGATTCGATTCACAAACCACTGCCACCACAACTGGCATCTAAGGTAGGAGAACTTCAATGCCTATTACTCGCGCACAATTAGCGAAAGAGCTTGAACCCGGCCTTAATGCTTTGTTCGGGCTGGAATATGATCGTTACGATCAAGAGCACGCAGAAATCTTCGACGAAGAATCTTCAGACCGCGCGTTTGAAGAAGAAGTCATGCTTTCTGGTTTTGGTACTGCCCCTGTTAAATCAGAAGGCAGCGCAATCTCGTTCGACGACGCGCAGGAAACATATACTGCACGTTATACGCACGAGACAATCGCGCTCGCTTTTTCGATCACCGAGGAAGCGGTAGAAGATAATTTGTACGACCGTCTGGCTGCGCGTTATACGCGTGCGCTGGCTCGTTCAATGTCTCAAACCAAGCAGATCCGTGCTGCTACCGTTTTGAACCAAGCATTCAGCACTGCATCACCTATCGGTGACGGTGCGGCGCTGTGTTCGGCGGCTCACCCCTCTATCTCTGGTAACCAGACTAACCTTCTCGCTACTGCAGCAGATCTCAATGAGACTTCGCTGGAGCAGATGTTGATCGATATTGCTGGTCTGACCGACGAAAGAGGTCTGAAGATTGCTGTTCGTGGTATGAAATTGATCATACCGAAAGAACTGCAATTCATCGCAGAACGAGTTCTGAACTCAAATCTGCGACCGGGAACGGCAGATAACGATATCAATGCCAACAAGTCTATGGGTATGCTTCCAGAAGGGGCGGTTGTAAACCACTTCTTGACGGATACAGACGCGTTTTTCATTAAGACAGACGCTCCCAACGGCTTCAAGTTGTTCCAAAGAACCCCCATCAAGACAGCGATGGAAGGCGACTTCGACACAGGCAACATGCGTTTCAAGGCGCGCGAAAGATATTCTTTCGGCGTCAGCGATTGGCGTGCTGTGTTCGGAACACCCGGCGCATAAGCAGATCTTTCCTGCTTTGGAAGGGCGACAATGTCGCCCTTTCTTTTTGCCCGTTTCTTAGTTATCTTTCTCCTATCCTGACAGGCGCATCCCGTGCCTGACACCAGCCACGACAGGAGATGACAATGGCTAATACCACTTTTTCGGGTGCGGTGCGTTCGGAAACTACCTTTAAGACTGTAAGCAAAAACTCAACCACTGGCGCAATTACTGAAGTTGCAACTATTGGTGACGGCCCCGTTAGCCTAGCTGATGGCGACGTAACCCTAACTAACGCTACCCACAGCGGACGAATACTGCTGGTTCCAGATGGCGGCCAAGACAACACCTACACCTTGCCAGCGCCTATTGCTGGGTCTGTGTTTAGGTTTGTTTACGCAGGCGGTGCCGCTGACGCAACTGATGCGCTAATCGTTACGCCCGGAAACACCAATTTTTACATTGGTGGCGTTACTTTCCTTGATACCGACAACGAAGTAAGTGCGGTTTTTTCTGATGGCAACTCCAATAGCAGCATCCAGTTAAATGTACCTGCGGGCTTTGATGTAACAATTATTGGTTTGAACACCACCAATTATCAGATCTTCGGCACTGTTACGGGCGCGACTGCACCGGCGTTCGCCGATCAATAGTAGGAGTTCGTTATGGCTGATGCAGTAACATCGCAAACTTTGGTCGATGGTCCTAAATTTGCTGTTTTGAAATTAACCAACATTTCAGACGGTACAGGTGAATCTGCGGTCACAAAAGTGGACGTGTCAGCTTTGCAAACTAGCGCGGATGGTGACACTTGCACGAGTGTCACTATCGACCGTATTTGGTGGCAATGCATAGGCATGAAAGTGCAGTTGTTATTTGATGCAACCTCAGACGCTTTTATCATCGAACTTGGTGAGAACCAAAGCGGAGATCACGACTACAGTAGCTTCGGTGGCCTCACCAATAACGCCGGGTCTGGCAAAACTGGGGACATTAAGTTTACTACCGTGGGTGCCAGTTCAGCCGACACGTACACCGTGATCTTGTATATGAGAAAAGGCTTCGACTAATGGCGACGACGAAGGACGTTAAAAGACTACCGTCCGGGAGAATACAATACCGGGGCGAAACGTTTTCTGGATACAACCAGCCAAAGCGTTCGCAAGGTAAGTCAAAAAAATCCGTCGTTTTGGCTAAAAAAGGTGATCAAGTAAAGATGGTCCGATTCGGCGACCCTGACATGACGATCAAGAAGAACCAACCCGGACGCCGTAAGAACTTCCGTGCCCGCCACAATTGTGACACGGCAAAGGATAAATTTACGGCTCGATACTGGAGTTGTGACGCATGGTAATGACACGAGGCGCTATGCCTAGAGGTTTGACGTACTATGCCAAAGGCGGTGGGGCATCAAAGAAGAGTAAAGGCAGCAAAATTTGTCCCGAAGGCAAAGCTTGGGCCAAGCGTACCTTTGATACCTACCCCTCTGCTTACGCAAACTTAGCGGCTAGTAAGTATTGTAAAGACCCGAACTATGCCAAAAAGGCAAAAGGTGGGAAGAGAAAGGGCCGATAATGGGCGAGCTTAAAAAATGGCTTGATCAGAAATGGGTTCGCATCAATACCGAAGGTGAAATCGTCGGCGAGTGTGGTAGTTCTGAAAACAAAAAGAACCCAGATCGTTGTTTGCCAGAAAAGAAAGCCCGATCCTTGAGTAAATCAGAGCGTGCGGCTACTGCGCGTAAGAAAAAACGAGAGGGGTCGAAAGGTAAAACCGTTGTTGCAAACACACCCAAAGCTAAAGTCACGAAGATGAAAGCAGGTGGGGCTGTGAGAGCGGAGATTGCAAGGGGCTGTGGCGCTGTTATGAGCGACCGCAGGAAGAAAACGAAGTATTTGTGAGGTTAATATGTCTCGAGTAAATCTAGGTATGGGCGGTTTCAAGAAGAAAGCTGCGCCGAAAAAGAAAGCAATGAAAAGCAAAGGCAGCGCGCAAGGGGCTAAGATGAAGTCCAAAGGCGGCGCTATGGGCGGCAAGAAAGAAATGATGCCCGGCGGCATGAAGAACGGCGGCGGCGTGAAGCCAAAAGGCATGAAGAACGGCGGCAAGATGGCTACAAAAGGTTACCGAAATGGCGGCAAAGTCAAAAAGAAAGGTAACAAGGTAGGCGGCAAAATCTGATATGCCATACCTACAATCCAACATCCCGCACTTTAAGTGCTGGGTGCGTCGTGAATACACGAAGAATCACGAGGAGTATCACGGCGAGTTTTTGCACGCTATGGCAATTGCTGTGACAACCATGCCGTGCAGGTGCTTGAGCTTTCAGTTGATCTTTACAGGGATCGAAGCAGAGGGCGAAGAAGAAGACACCGTTCATGGGGGCGCGATGTGGGCTCGCATGCCGATCACAGCTTTGGTAGGGGACGTCCCGTTGGAGGAGTGGCCAGAACCTATGCCGGTTTGGGCGGCCCAACCTTGGGATTGTAGCTCGCACAATCACTCTGTGTATGTGCTTGATAGAGCAACGCCGTGCCCTTGGTTGGCTAAAATCGACGGAGAAATGTATCCCGCGAAGTATTTGTTTACGGTGGACTACACTGAAAGCGAGATCGCGGACGATCCTGCGCAGCACAAGCAAAGTCATGTTTTGCAGTTGTTAGACGCCGGTTCTTGGACGGGCAACATCGTTGCTTTGCCTAATAACCGGGTACGGGTCACCCACCCGGCATGGTTCGAAACGGGAGAAGGGGCTCCCGATTTCAAGCCTTCTGCGCATATACATTATTCGAAAAGCGATTTAGATTACACGCTTGACGTAAACCAAATTTTTGACAACTTGTACAATGACAACGAGCAATAGCAAAGATTTCGAATTAGATGTCGCTGAGTACGTCGAAGAGGCGTTTGAGCGTTGTGGCCTTGAAGTAAGAACAGGTTACGATCTCAAAACCGCGCGTCGTTCGTTGAATTTGTTATTTGCAGATTGGGCCAATCGAGGCTTGAATCAGTGGACCATTGAGCAAACGTCGATTACTTTGGCATCCGGCGTTCGTGACTACCCCGGCGGTACGATCACGATGACGGTCGGTGCATCTACTAGTTTGACCGTTGGCGAGACTATTACGGGCGGCACCAGTGCGGCAACAGCCACGATCACGAGTAAACCCTCGGCCACCACTTTAGCTTTGACCATTCCTTCGGGCACGTTCCAAGCGGCAGAGACTATTACCGGGGGTACTAGCGGGGCCACTACTACGGTGAGTGCAGCAGTCGATTTATCGGATGTGCGTAGCACCATCGACATACTTTCTTCCGTTGTTACAAGAGATGGGACGGACTTTCAGATCGAGCGTATCAGTCGTTCGAGTTACTTGAACATTCCCGACAAAGACCAAACAGGACGTCCAAACCAGTTCTTCTTGGATAGGCAAATAACCCCGATTTTACGGGTGTGGCCCACGCCGGATAAGAACACGGATATTATCAAGTTTGATCGCTTGACCCGTATTGATGACGCGGATACGAATACCAACACGGTAGACGTGCCTTTTCGGTTTTATCCGTGCCTTACTGCCGGGTTGGCGTACTACATTTCGATGAAACGCAATCCGGGCATGATGGCGGTTTTGAAGCAGGTGTACGAAGAAGAAATGCAACGCGCGATGGACGAAGACCGAGATCGTGCGTCATTACGAATTAGCCCCGGCTACGAGTATTACAGGACTTAGTTATGTCAGGTTTTGCTCGAGGTAAATACGCTTACGGGATCTCAGACCGTTCTGGCGTGCGTTACAAGCTTAACCGCATGAAACGGGAGTGGAACGGGTCTTTGGTCGGGCCTGACGAGTACGAACCCAAACAACCCCAGTTGTTCCCAAAACCTCCGGTAGATGACCCTCAAGCCTTGCGGAACGCTCGCCCTGACAGGGTTGAGCCTATGGTAGTGTCTGTGGGGGTGCCAAACGTTCTTGAAAAGACTTTTACGCCGGTTAAAGCATCCACACAGGTTGGCACAGTCACGGTGGTGATCACATGAGTTTTACTTTTGATAGCTTGAAGACAGCGATACAAGATTACCAAGAAACGAGCGAAACCACGTTCGTCAACAATCTGTCTGTATTTATTAAAGAAGCGGAAGAGCGGATCTTAAAAAACATAGAGCTACCGGTATTTCGCAAAAACGTAACAGGCACCGCCGCTGCAGATAACACTTATTTGGCTACACCTACGGACTTTTTAGCGCCGTACAGCTTGGCTGTCATAAGTAGTAGTGAATACGAATACCTACTGTTCAAGCATGTTACTTTTATTCGTAGTTATACGCCTAACCCAGCCACGACGGGCACACCAAAGTATTACGCGTTGTTCGATGACAACACCTTCATACTCGCTCCAACGCCAAGCACGAACTTTACTTTTGAACTTCATTACAAGTTTCGGCCTGCCTCGCTTACTGCGGGGGCCGGGTCCGGCACCACGTGGCTGTCTGAAAACGCCCCGGATGCGCTGTTATACGGGGCTTTGGTTGAGGCTGCTACGTTTCTGAAAACGCCGGAAGAGGCTGCCAGATACGACCAAAGATTTGCCCAAGCGGTGGCGGCACTGAAAGATTTGGGCGAGGGTTATGGCGCTCGTGACGAATACCGTTATGACATTTCAAAAGGTAGGTAAAAGTGTTTGAAACGGTAGAATCCTCGATTGGCCAAGTCACGGTGGCGACGACACAGAACCGGGGACACTCTGTTGACTACTGGTCAGAAGAGGCGACCAAACGTATAGTTAGTGTGGGTGGCAAAAGCCATCCTTTAATCGCGCAACAAGCAGAGGCTTTCAAAGAAGCTGTTTCGAGCGTGATTTCGTTTTATATGAAAGAAGCAATTAAAAGTGACCGCACGACCTTGATTGCTTTATTGGAGCAACAAGGCCATCAGGATATGGCAGAAATACTCAGGAGACTGTAATGGCTATCACGACGGCTATGTGTACTAGCTTCAAAAAAGAACTTTTGGAAGCTGTCCACAATTTTAAAAACTCAGGCGGCAGCACTTTTAATCTTGCACTGTACACCAGTTCTGCAAGTTTGGGCGCAAGCACAACGGCTTACACCACCTCAAACGAGGTATCTGGAACAGGGTACACAGCAAAAGGTGCGTCTCTGACACGAGTCGATCCGAGCACTTCTGGCACTACAGCACTTACAGATTTTAGTGACCTGACTTTCAGCAGTAGTTCTATCACCGCGCGGGGCTGCTTAATTTTCAACGATAGCGCGAGCGGCGACCCCGCTGTGTGTGCTTTGGACTTTGGTGGCGATAAGACGTCGAGTTCTGGCGATTTTACCGTACAGTTTCCAACTGCGGATGCGTCGAACGCGATCATTCGTATTGCCTAAATGGCAAATGTAACGGGTTGGGGCAGAGGCACTTGGGGCCAAGGCGCGTGGAGCGAGCCCATACCCGTAGAGGTGACGGGCGTTTCTGCTACGGGCGCTGTAGGCACCGTCACAGTTACTGGAGATGCTAATGTCACAGTCACCGGCGTCGCAGGCACAGGGGCCGTTGGGTCAGTCACGGTATCAGCAGATGCGAACGTTTCTGTTACAGGCGTGGCTGGCACCGGTTCGGTCGGTTCGGTCACGGTATCAGCAGATGCGAACGTTTCTGTCACTGGTGTCGCAGGCACAGGTAGTGTTGGTTCGGTTTCAGTCACCGGAGACGCAAACGTCTCTGTCACAGGCGTTTCTTCGACGGGAGCGGTCGGCTCCGTCACTATTGTCGAGGGCACGGGCGTCACTTTCTCGGTCACTGGAGTCAGTGGCACAGGTTCTGTCGGAACGGTTACTGTATCCGGCAATGCGGCTGCCGCCGTTACTGGTGTTTCTGCTACCGGATCTGTCGGAACGGTTACAATTGCAGTGGGCATCGTCGCGTCTCCGAGTGGGGTCAGCGGCACGGGCGCAGTGGGTACGGTTACGGCGATTGGTTCAACGATTGCCACGCCAAGTGGGGTCCAAGCTACGGGCTTTACAGAACAGGTTTTAGTTTGGGGTCCTGTAGATGATGACCAAACCCCAAATTGGAGTAGTATTACGGACAGTCAGACGCCGGGGTGGTCTGCAGTTTCAGACAGTCAAACCCCCGAATGGGAAGAGGTAGCTTAATATGGCAACTTATGTAAACGATTTACGGCTCAAAGAGATCGCCACCGGGGACGAAAGCGGAACTTGGGGCGCGAGCACAAATACTAACCTCGAGTTAATTGCAGAGGCATTTAGTTTTGGCACAGAAGCAATCACGACGAACGCTGATACTCATACTACTACTATTGCTGACGGTTCTACTGATCCCGGTAGGAGTCTTTTCCTTAAATACACTGGCACACTCGACTCTGCTTGTACCATAACTATTGGCCCGAACACTGTTAGTAAGCTGTGGCTCATAGAAAATGCAACAAGCGGCTCACAGAACATCATCATCAAGCAAGGCTCTGGCGCGACTGTCACAGTCCCTAATGGCCAGACCAAGGCTATCTACTCAGATGGTGCTGGATCAGGCGGCGCTATGGTGGATGCGTTCCAAGACCTGTCTATCCCTGACCTGTTTATTGATGATGACCTGACGTTCACTTCTGACAGTGCAGTTATCACCTTCGGCGCAGATGGCGACACAACTCTGACCCACACAGATGGATCTGGCCTGACGCTTAACGGCACAAACAAGCTGATGTTCAATGACGCGAGCCAGTTTATCCAAGGCTCGTCTGCTACGGTCTTGTCACTGGGTGCGACGGATGAGATTGATTTGACTGCGACTGCTATTGACATCAATGGCACGATGGATGTTAGCGGAGCGGTGACCGCAAACGCTGGTGTTTCAATTGACAACATCACGATTGACGGCACAGAGATTGATCTGTCCTCTGGTGATCTGACCATTGATGTAGCTGGCGACATAATCTTTGATGCAGATGGTGGGGATTTTAGATTCAAAGACGCTGGCACTCAGCAGTTCATCCTTGATTTAGATGATTCCGCAAACTCTGTGATTCTGCGCTCCAGCACATCAGATGGAGACATGATCTTTCAAGGGAACGATGGCGGATCAAATATCACAGCCCTTACCCTTGATATGTCAGCCGCCGGTAAAGCTATATTCAATGCTGGGATCGTAGTTAATGAAAGTGGTGGAGATAACAACACTCGTTTTGAAGGAGAAAATAAAACCAGTCTTTTTGAAATCGATGCTTCTACAGATCGCATAGGAATAGGAATATCATCTCCTAACTCTATGCTTCATTTGTTTGATGGAGGTTCAGATACAGGGATAACAGTCCAATCTCAAGTAGCAGCAAACGCAACAGCAAGCGTTCTCTTAATGTCGAGAGATGCGAGTAATGTAAATCATAATACCACTCTAACTGCTGCTGGAGGTAATTTTACAGTCGATACTGGCGGCGACATCATTCTTGATGCTGATGGTTCAACAATAACAATGAAAGATGGTGGCACTACTAGATTTACATTCAATTTAGATGCCACTCCAGACTTAGTTTTGGCAGGTGGAAATGCAAGCATCACCGCGTCAACACAAGATGCAGATTTATCATTTATAGGAAATGATGGTGGTAGTGATATCACAGCCTTATTCTTTGATATGTCTCAAGCGGGTCGAGCAACCTTTAACGAGGGCATTGTCGCTAAGACATCAACCGCTGGAGGTTTTGGACTAACCTTAAACACCGCTTCTGGCGACTCAATGAAGTTGCAAGTCACCGACACTGGAACTGGTGGCGCAGCACATGGACTAATATCTGTTAGCGATGGCGATCTGACCTTAGATGTTTCTGGCGACATTGTTTTTGATGCTGATGGGGGTGATTTCAACTTCAAAGATGACGGCACTACTCTGTTGAGTTTGAGTAACGCTGGCAGCAACAACGTACAGTTTTTAACAGGAATCAGTGATGGTGACCTTTTATTCAAGGGTGTAGATGGCGGTTCAGTAATCACAGCCCTCACCCTTGATATGTCAGCAGCGGGTGCGGCTACATTTAATGCTGGTGCTACACTTGGCGGTGCGCTTTCAGGCACTACTGCGTCGTTTTCCACAAGCTCAACAAGTGACTCGGTGTTTACCTTAACTGACACGGGCGTAGCGGCCTATGAAGTTATTTTCCCAGACACAGGCACATATCAATTACAAACAAATACTTCTAGCGACAAAACATTCAAGCTCTTTAATCAAGGCACAGGCACATTCCTTTTAGATGTTGAAGGGAGCGTAAGTGGAACATCATTGATTGCCACAGAGGGTCTTTTAGAGCTAGACGATAACGGAACGCACAATGGAGTTATCAACGTACCCGCATCGTGTCGCAACAGCACTGGTGAATCTTTTCAAGTTGGGGTGAATGCTACAAACATTAGCTCTAGTAACATTCTTTTCAAAATTGATGAATCTGGAAACACAACTGTTGGTGATCCCACCTACGGCAGCAGTTTGGGTCAGCTTCGCGTTATCAATGACGCTAACGCTACAGCACCAGCCTCACTCAGTTTGTTTGGGTTTGGCAACGTAGCAGATGGCGGCGAGTTCGCAAAAATAGAATTTTGTATGCAGATCAGCGGCACTGGCGGTGATGTCGTAGCAAAAATTGAGGGGGAAGCAGAAGGCACTAATGAAAACGCGGCGGATTTAGTTTTTCAGACAGCTACTGGCGGCTCTCTAAACGAGCGTATGCGGATAAGCAGTGTGGGTGTCATAACAAAGCGTTTAGCAGCTTCCGGCACAGGTATGCCGGGGACTTCAGTTACGCTCGCTGACACAAACTCTGTCAACGGGTTGTCAGGCAGCTCAAACGCTGGGGGCTTGATGCTTTTGTCAAGAGATAGTGGCAACTTGAGGTCGATTAGTGCCGCTGGAACAATCAATGCGTCTGGAGCCGACTACGCTGAGTATATGACGAAAGCAGACGGTTGCGGCGCTATTGCCAAAGGTGATGTTGTCGGTGTTGATGTAAACGGCAAATTGACGGATGTATTCGCAGATGCGATTAGTTTTGTAATCAAATCTACTGATCCTAGCTATGTTGGCGGTGACAACTGGATGACTCCAGAACAAAGTGATCCTGATAGTTCTGAGTACATAAATCCGTTAAGTGATGAATACAATGCTCTCAGAGCATCACAAGACAGAATAGCGTTTAGTGGTCAGGTTCCAGTAAACATCACAGGTTCTTTTAATGTAGGCGATTATGTTTACCCAGAGGCTGATGGAAGCGGGATAAAAGCGGTAGCAAAATCTTCACCTACATTTGAAGAGTATCAGCTTTGTGTTGGTAAAATTTGGGCTACGGAAGAGGATGGCAGACCGTTTGTCGCGGTGAAAATTGGTTAAGGAGAATAGCAAATGGCTATAAACACAACTTGGTCAGTAACAAAGATGACCCGTGTGGACGCTGATGGTGGCGTTATTAAAGTTTATTGGGCTTGCACTGCGGCAAGCGATGCTGGCGGGGGTGAAACTGCAATTGAGGGCGGTAAAAACATTTTTACTTACGATGCGTCTTCTAGCGATTTTATTGCCTATGCGGATCTCAAAGAAAGTGACGTTTTAGGGTGGATCTGGGAAGCCAATAAAGCGGAAGGTGAAACTGCTGAAGAATACAAAGCAAGTATCGAAGCTAATCGCACTGCTCGCGTTCAAACGCAGATTGACCGTGCAGCAACACAAGCAACTGGAGTGCCGTGGTAATGAGCGAAGAACAAAAAATTGTCATAAACGACGAAGAGTACAACTTTGGTGATCTGAAGGTCGAGACTCAGGCTCACATTGCTAGAGTCGCAGAGATCCGTCGTGAAATCGCTGCACTGCAACAGCAGATCGCAGAGCGCAACGTATTGCTGCAAGCCTATACTCAGAGCATTGTCGAAGGTGTACAGCCTGTTGAAGAGCCTGAGACTACACAAGGTCTGCCCGAAGGCTTCAAGGAACACTAATGAGTTTGCTTGAAATCGTAACTACTCTGACCACCTTGTCAGTCGTCGCAAGTGCGATTTGTGCTGCTACACCGACGCCGAAAGACGATGCTTTTATGGCGAAGTACATCTACCCTGTGATTGAAGCTCTGGCACTTAATGTTGGTAAAGCTAAAGATTAGCGATGTGCTATCTAGCGATGGCAGAGGAATGGGGCTTGGATAAAGGTGATAAGGCATTGAACCAGATCTCTACTCACGAGCAAGTATGTGAGCAGCGTTACCTGCGTATTGAGGAACGTCTTGCCAGTGGGTCTAGGCGGTTTGATGAGCTTGAAGCGAAGATGGACACTGTATCCAATCGGCTGTGATTGTAGTGAGCATCTTGGTGCCACAGTTTTTAGGAGGTTGATATGTCAGATGAAGGAATCCGAGTCCCAACATGGGCCTTGCCAGCATTTCTAGCTGTACTTTCGGGTGCCGTTGTATGGGGCGCTAGTCAGGCGCAAGCACAGGCTACACAGGACGAAGTGGCTCGTATTGAAGCTGTTGTTGAGAAGACCGTACAAGAGGCCCAAGCCACGGGAAAACTCGCAGCAGTCAATGCGACAAAGATCGAGGCTATCGTAGATTCATTGGCGGAACAGAGCGAGACGGCGAAAGCGTCCGACGCGAAGCTCCAGCAGCTAATAGAGATAATGCTGAAGAATCAGAACTAGAATACAACCCCGCCAACCCGAATTTGTTTTGCGATTTACGGGAGTGGCGAATGTTAGAGCTAGTCGATCCCCCTGCATACCGTCACTGCCTTGCATTGGCATGGTTACGATACAACCACCGCCAGTGCGGGTATGGCGCACAGATCTACATACAGAACACGATGCCGCGTGTTCTAGGCACAGCGCATCAACTTGATGTAGAACTGCTCACTTGGGACTTAGTTAAGCCAAAAGCTGTGCGTGCTCAGGCTGTACAGAAAAAGCGGAGGCTGTGATGGACGTCCCACCAGTATTTCCGAACAGCGTCAACGCACCGTCAGAGGTGGTGGTCAGAGACAAGATACATAGGCTGCTGCGTTTAGATCAGATCAGCCGCACTCGAACCGACAAAGTAGAAGCCACAACCGAGTATAGCGAGACCTATTACTACTATAAAAATGGTGAGGTTCTTTCTACTATTGTAAAGGTTGAAGATCAGTTTTCATTGGACATACGCGCATGACCATGATGATTTTTGTATTGATTGTTCTTGAGCGTGGGCAACCCACGGGCGAGGAGTTGTACTTTAGAGAACTGACCTCGTGCTTAGAATACTCCAAGGCGCTTAACGCACAGTCTGTAGGCAAGATAAATGAGCTACTAAGTAATAACAGCTACTTCAAGACCTACTGCCGTGTACGAGAGATACCTACCTCAGAAGCAGGTACCAAGATACTGTTTCGTGACCCAGCCAAACAGGATGATGACTAATGAGTCCTAAGAAATTAGAGCCTAAATCACGGTATGCTCAGTACGACCTAGATGGAGATGGGGTCGTGAGCGATGAAGAATTGGCGCGAAATCAAGAACTCGTTGAGATCGAACTGCGTGAAGAGAAAGCAGATAGTCAACGCCGAATGGCTTGGGTTAGTCTTTCTAGTATGGTCGTTTACGCTGTTTTACCACTTATGCCATTTATCCCTGAGTCCCGTCTGTCCACTATGGCTTCTCTAAGCGACATGCTGTTTCTTAGTCAGGCAAGCATTGTAGGGCTATACTTTGGCGCGACAGCGTATATGGCGAAGGGTCGGTGAGCGATGAAAGACGGGTTACATTGCGCTGTGCTGGCTGCAAAAAGCCGGGAGCGGTGATGGATTTTGTACATTTGAAAGTAAAACTTCTTTGCGGCAAGTGTTTTGCCCGATATAGCGGGTGGGCGTAATGAGCATACTCGGATCAATCATAGGCCCAGCTACTCAGCTACTAGACAAAGTAATTGAGGACAAAGACGAAAAGAATCGTATCGCCTTTGAGTTGAGCACTCTTGCAGAGCGCCATGCCACGGAACTTGCCAAGGGGCAGCTAGAAGTCAACAAGGTAGAGGCTGCACATAAGTCGTTATTCGTTGCCGGGTGGCGTCCTAGCATCGGTTGGTGCTGTAGTCTGGGTCTTCTGTATCATGTGTTAATTGCACCCATCGCAGGTATTTGGGTAGAAGTCCCTGAGATAGACCCATCGTTGCTGATGACCACAATGACCGGAATGTTAGGTCTGGGTGCTATGAGAAGCTACGAGAAGACCCAAGGCGTGAGCAGGGAGAAGTAATGGCTAATGAACTAATTGAAATGTTGAAGCGTCACGAGGGTGTGCGTAGTCATGTGTACCTATGCTCCGCTGGTTATGAAACTTTGGGTGTTGGGCGCAATATCAGCGAATCCGGTCTTGGGCTGACCGAAGACGAAATAGACTTCTTGCTGATAAATGACATAACTCGTGTTAAGCAAGAGCTTACGGACGCATACTTCTGGTTCCCTGCGCTCAACGAAGCGCGACAAGATGCAATGATTGACATCTGTTTCAACCTTGGCCTTACACGATTGCGAGGATTTGTTAACGCTTTAGAGGCGATGTCTCGTGAACAGTTTGATATTGCAGCAGATGAGTTCATGGACTCGCGTTGGAGTCAACAGGTTGGCAACCGTGCCGTCGAGGTGACTGAGATGATCCGCACAGGGGAGTATCAGTAATGGCTTTGCAAAAGTTTATCTTTAACCCTGGCATCAACAAAGAAGGCACTGACTACACAGCAGAAGGCGGGTGGTTTGACGGCAACTTGGTGCGCTTCCGAAAAGGATTCCCTGAAAAAATAGGAGGTTGGGAAAAGTACATTACTGAAACGTACAACGGCACAGGCAGAAAGCTTCTGGGTTGGGTTGCGCTTGATGGTACGAAGCTACTTGCTCTAGGAACTCGCACCAAGCTGTACATACAGGAGGGCGCTGGCTACGACGATATCACCCCCATAAGAAAAACATCTACAAACAGCATTACGTTTGCTGCTGTAAATGGCTCTTCTACGCTTACGGTTACAGATTCAAGCCATGGCGCGGCTAAGGGAGACTTTGTCACCATATCTGGCGCTGTATCCTTGGGCGGCAACATAACAGCTGAAGTATTAAATCAAGAATACGAAATAGCCACTATCGTTGACACAAACAGTTACACGATTACAGCAAAAGACACGAGTGGCGCTGCTGTTACAGCCAACGCTTCTGATACAGGCAATGGCGGTTCGGGTGTTGATGGGTCTTATCAAATCAATGTCGGCTTAGATGTGTTTGTTGCTGGTTCGGGGTTTGGCGCTGGTGCCTGGGGTGCTGGTGGCTGGGGTTCTACAAGCGCAATCAGTGCATCTAATCAGTTAAGATTGTGGTCGCTGGATTCATTTGGTGAAGACTTGTTGTCTTGTGTGCGAGGTGGTGGCATTTTCTACTGGGACTACACAAGCTTCTCTTCTAGAGCACTTCCTTTAACATCCTTAACTGGCGCTAATCTTGCCCCAACTGTGGGGCTGCAAGTGCTGGTATCTGATGTTGATAGACACGCGATCGTTCTAGGTGCAGACCCAATTGTGAGTGGCGCTAGGTCCGGGTCTGTTGACCCACTGCTGGTTGCTTTCTCCGATCAAGAGAATGCTGCTGAGTGGGAACCATTATCCACAAACACAGCAGGTTCACTGCGCTGTTCAGCTGGCTCACAAATTATTGGTGGCCTTAGAGCAAGACAGGAAACGCTTATATGGACTGACGTTGCGCTGTATAGCCTGCAGTTTATTGGGCCTCCATTAACGTTTGGCTTGAACTTGATCAATGAAGGTGTGAGCTTGATTGGGCCTAACGCTGTGGTGAATACACCATCTGGCGTATTTTGGATGGACAAGAAGGGTTTTTACTCGTACCAGGGAGCGGTTCAGCCACTGTCTTGTAGCGTGCATTCTTATGTGTTTGATGACTTAAATGAAGGCCAAGCATTCCAAGTCTTTGGGTTTGTTAACAAACAGTTTGATGAGGTTGGTTGGTTCTATTGTTCATCAGATTCAGACGTAGTTAATCGTTATGTGGCCTACAACTATCTAGAACAAACTTGGTCTATTGGCCAGCTATCTCGCACAGCTTGGCTTGATGAGGGCATAGAGTCGTTCCCTAGGGCTGCAGCATACGGATCAGACAGCAACAGCAATTTGATCTACAAGCACGAAACTGGGTTTGATGACGATGGCTCTCCAATGGACAACGTGTTTATTGAGAGCGCAGACTTTGATATTGGAGAAGGTGAGGACTTTCAGTTTGTGCGTAGGTGTATACCAGATGTGAAGTTTACAGGTGACGGTGAAAACCAAACAATAAACTTTGTGTTAAAGGCAAGAAACTTCCCAGGTAACACATTGACCACGGATCAAACGTCCACGATCACCAGCACCACCACCAAAGTAGATACTCGAGCTAGAGCGCGCCAAGCGGTTGTGCGATTTGAGTCTGATGATGACGGCACAACAGGTGTTCGCACGGGTGTTGGGTTTAGAATTGGTGGCACCCGTTTAGATATACAGCCTAATGGGCGGCGATGAGCAAGTTACTACAAGGCAGATTACCGTTTGTTAATGCCAACGCTAATGTAAATGGCGTTACTTTTAACAAGGCGGTTCGGCTTTTAGAAATAAGCTTGGATGCCTTTGATCCAGACGCAACAGCGCAATTCACTGAAAACAAAAGAGATACTTTAAAATTCAACGCTGGTGATCTAATCTGGAACACGACTATAAATGCTTTGCAAGTGTATGATGGCGATAACTGGATTACTTTAACCAGCGCGAATCTTTCATTAGAAGCACAAGGTCAAGTTGGTTCTGTTCAAGTTGTTAATGAAGGAGCAATCGTAGTGAGTGTAGGTTCATGACAAAACTATGTGCAAGAGGCAAGGCAGCAGCCAAGCGTAAGTTCAAGGTATACCCGTCTGCGTATGCAAATGCTTATGCCAGCAAAATCTGTGCGGGCAAAATTAAAGACCCCTCTGGCTTGAAGCGTAAAGACTTCAAAGGCCCGAAGCCAAGAAACATGAACGCTGGCGGATTTGCCGCTAAACGCGCTCGTGTAATAGACCCTAGAGGATTCAGTGGCATGCTGCCTAACAAGCGCAAGCCCACTAAGATCGCATGAGCCTAACCAAATGGTTTTCAAAAACAGACTCAAAAGGCGATTGGGTTGATATTGGCGCGCCCAAGAAAGATGGCAAGTTTCAAGCGTGTGGTCGCAAGAAAGTTGAAGGCTCAAAGCGCAAGTATCCAAAGTGTGTGCCGCGATCTAAAGCCAATCAAATGACTGAAGGCGAGCGTCGTAGTGCCGTCAAACGAAAGCGCGCTAAGGCACAAGGTGTGGGCGGAAAGCCAACAAACGTAAAGACCATTGTAAAGAAAGCAGGTGGCGGCGAAGTTCGTCGTAACCATCGGGGTTGTGGCGCTGTTATGTCTGATCGACGCAAGAGAACTAGGTACTCCTGATGTTTAGACGATACGCAGAAGAGTTTTCAAACGGAGGCGCTGTTAAGAAAAGACGCCCCGATAACATGCCGAAGCGCAATAAAAAGAACTTTCGCCCTACAAAACAAGGCGCTGGCATGACAGAAGCTGGTGTAAAAGCGTATCGTAAAGCCAATCCTGGTAGTAAACTCCAGACTGCTGTGACGGAGGATAAGCCTACAGGGAAGCGAGCAGCGCGTAGAAAGTCTTTTTGCGCACGATCTGCAGGGCAAATGAAGAAGTTTCCAAAAGCAGCAAAAGATCCTAACTCTAGGCTAAGACAAGCCAGACGGCGATGGAAGTGTTAAGCAGGTGAGTAACTGATATGGGAATGAGTAGATCTGAAAAAGAGATTGCAGCAGCGCAAAAAGAGTTGCGTGAGCAAACGTCTAAAACAATTAAAGATTTCGACACATCTGGTGGCTTTCAACGTTTTGCATCAAGCCCTCTTCAAAGCGCCATGCCTCAACTTAAAGGCAGCACTTCATTTTTAGGTGGCGGAGCAAGCCCATACGCACAGTCTATGGCGTATCAACGCCTACCTGGGATGACATATGCCAACCTTCCAGGCACAACCACAGCGTTCTATCCACAAGCAAACGTAGCCCCTCCTGTGGCCACAACGCCCCCAGCAAGCGGTGGCGTTTCCAATCAGTATAAGTCTGAACCTGCAATAGATGTGGGCAGAGCAGATGATCCTGCTGATATTGAAGCAGAGAATGCATTGCTTCTTGCTGAAGTTATTGAACGAGCTAACGAGATGAACTTTGAGCGGCGAGATGAAATGGCTGATGCGTTCAAAGATTTTGAATTAGAACAAGCTATTCGTCGCGGCCCGTTTCAGATAGAAGATTACGATGACATTTTTGGCGACGATAAGATGCTGGAGGTTGCAGCAGACAATCGTGAAAGAGCTTTCTCAAATGAAGACTTGCTTGTTTCTCGCAGTGCTCCTAGCGGCATACTAAGTCTTAGCGATCTTCGGAATATTCAAGACTCTATTGGCGACAACGTCATGATGACCATGGCTGATGGTGGTATTGCCAGTATACCCGTGCAAATGAGCGGTGGTGGCACGCTTGCTGCTCCAGGGCAGACTTTAGGTGGCACCTCTGCAGGAAACTTAATGAGCTTGAGCGGTGGTGGAGTTGGCGGTGCTGGGGTTGGCGTAAACCCAATGACGCCTTCGCCTGCTGGAAACCCTTTAGACCAAAAGGCATCTTCAAAAAAACAAAGTCGATATGCCAACATGACTAAAGAGCAGTTAATCGCTCTTTTGGAACAACAAAACAAGTCAGACCTTGGTGCTGAGCTTACAGCTTTAAGCAAATCATTAACGCCTCAACCATTGGCTGATGGCGGAGATGTCGATTTCCCTCGTATGAATGGCCCGATATCTGGCCCAGGCACAGAGACAAGTGATGACATTCCTGCAATGCTTAGCGATGGTGAGTTTGTCGTAAACGCTAAAGCTGTTAGGGGTGTTGGTAGATTAAATGGTGCTAATGGAAGTAAAGAAGATCAACGCCGTGAGGGCGCTCGCATGATGTATGCCTTACAGAAGGCAGGCGAGCAAGCGATGAGGAAAGCATAATGGCT